AGAAATTACAAGTGAACTTACAGAATCTGGTAAGTATTTATTGGCGTCGATAAAAAAATGGTTAAAGGATAATGTTGGAGGGCGTGATGAAAATATCTAATCTTAAAAAGACTATTGTTGTTAAAATTAAAGGCCAATGGCAGCTCTTACAAGTCGAAGATGGAGAGATTTTTACTGACAATCTTAAGGCAATCAAGTATTTTGATGATGTAATAGAGGCAGATTCTAATGATGATAACTAATATATTACTAGGACTAATACTTTTAGTCCTAGTTTTCATAGCCTTCATGTTTTATGTGGCAGGGGAGAAATACTTTGGATCTAAAAAAAGATAAATATTTCGGTACATTATTACCGCAACATGACAAGACACCCAAGCTTGTGATCTTATCACTAGGCGCAGGGGTTCAATCATCAACGATGGCGCTCATGGCAGCAGAAGGACACATACAACCCATGCCAGATTGTGCAATTTTTGCAGACACAGGGTACGAACCACCAGGAGTTTACGAATATTTAGATTGGTTGGAATCACAATTACCTTTCCCTGTATACCGAGTAATGAAGGGAAATATTAAAGATGATATGATTAATTCCGTGGACCATGGGGCGAGATTCCCGACAGCTCCTTTCTATACCGTGAACGCAAAGACAGGTAAAAAGGGAATGCTCATGCGTCAATGCACAAATGATTATAAGATTCAGCCAATTAGAAAGAAGATTCGAGAACTATTAGGCGTGGGATACTACAAACACGTCAAGAAAAATGTATGGGTTGAGCAATGGATAGGGATCTCAACCGATGAAATCGCAAGAATGAAACCCGCAAGAGATAAATACATCATTAATCGTTGGCCATTACTCGAGATGAATATCAACAGGAGACAATGCCAAGACTGGTTCGAGAAGCGAGGACATAGAAAACCAACAAAATCAGCGTGTATCTGCTGCCCATTTCACGATGATGAACATTGGCAGGACATGAAGGATAATCGCCCTGAAGAATTTGCGGACGCTGTCGAGTTCGATAAGAAGATGAGGCATGGATCAAGAAAAAAAGAAGATCAATTATTCTTACATAGATCGGCACAACCACTAGACCAGGTAAAGTTCAAACCAAAATCAGAACAATACGAGATGTTTGATAATGTTTGTGAAGGTATGTGTGGTGTTTAATCAAAAAACCACTTCGGATCTTCTGTAATAGGTCCGAGGATCTTGCGCAGTGAATCTCTTCCTTCTTCACAAATAGTCAACCATTCCTCCACTGTGTAGCTTCGGTTATACTTCGGATTCCAAAACTCAACAGACAGATGATGACATTTAAAGCACCTAGAGATTCTACTCACAGGACTATCAGGCAATTTAATACTCATATGCAGCCTTTGTTCGGCGGCATTATATTAAAACGGTGGCTCTCCGTCAAACTTTATTACAGGATTACTTGTGATAAATTTTGTAGTTTTTAAATCCTTCTGGATCAAGTGGCGGTCCATAATAAAATGATGTCGTTTCATTTGATACCCCATCTGACCATGTTTGATGATAGTATTCATCATCCTGGATTTCGCCCTTCGAGTTACATACTTTGCATTGTTCGATCGCTTGTTCACTTTCGAATCTTAGTTGTATGTATCCATTTCCTTTGCAATTGTGGCAGATCATGTTTCACTCCATTAGTATAGATTTCATCTGTTCCATTTAATACAGCCAATAGAAATATATTACCATACCTTTTACGAATGATATCCTCAACCCTATGATAGCGGACACGAACCAAAAACTCGGCCTTGGTCCGTGGGTCACGCATCACTTTGCTTCTAAGTCGTAGCAGCTCATCTGTTAGTCGCTCTAATAAGTTTATCTTACGCCGCTTTGCCATTTAGTTCTTTCTTAATAACTGGCTTTTGTTTCTTCCATTCTTCATCAACCAACATAGAGA